TGTGCTGCAATAGTATTTACACTCGCGGTTCTTGTTGGATAATATTTTATTATCAACTCACCCTTTAACTTTGAAATTTTTTGTTGTACTTCTTCTTTATAATATTGTAAGTTACCTGTTGGTTGTCCACTTACTATTGTATCATATCTTAATCCTACATACTGAGCATTTAACTCTAATGTATAATGAACCACAGTCTTACCTGTCTTAACTGCATGGGCACCTAATGCCTGAAGTGTCCAAGATTTACCAATACCTGCTGGAGCAACTATAACTCCAAGTTCACCACCTGCCAATCCACCATCCATCAAATCATTCACACTATCCCATTGTGTTGGTAAACATTCTCGTGTTTGTTTAGTTAATCTCTCTTCCAAACCTGTAATGTATTCATGTCCTATATCAGTTTCTACACCTGCCTTCATCGCATCATCTATAATTGTTTTTATCTCATCATAATTTTGTTGTTCTAATAATTCAACTGATTGCATGATTGCATTCTTTACAACTTGATTCTTACAAAACTCAAGAGATTTCTCTTTTACAAAATCTAAATCTGGTGATTCTCTATGTTGCCAGGCACCTCTTAAACTATCCACTATAGATGTTTTTAATATATCATTATCTACCTCATCAACCATAACCTTTAAGGCTTCCATTGTTGGTGTGGTTTTATATTTTTTGAAATAATCCTTGATGGATTTTATTAAGAATTTATTACTATCTGAATCGAAATAATTTATCTCTAAGATATCTAAAATTGTTTTGGTATACTTAACATCTGTAATCAAAGATGTAAGCATCTTACTCTGAAAATTTGTTCCGTATTGTGTTAAAGTTTCACTCATTATAACCTTATATTAAGTATCAAGATTGCCATATAAATCTTGAATTTTTTTATCATAAAAATCACTTTTTTTCTTATCACGATATCTCTGTCTTGCCTTTGCTCTTATCTCTTCAGCATTTCTTCTATAATGTTCCATTTGCCACTTTCGTTGAGCATCTCGTCTTTCTTTATCGGTGAAGTATTTTCTTTTTCTACCCATGAGATTTCTCCGCCATTTGGTTTAATCTGTTAAATGTTTGATGTAACCAACTATCAAGATTAGGTAGGGCAGTGTACATTTTATCTTCCAAGAACATTCGTTGAAACTTATGTTTAACCATTCTTTGTATTGGTTTCTCAACTAAATCTTGAATCTTTAATTTACTACTACCTGATATATTTATATCATCTAAATCCATTAGTTTTTTATTTAGGAATAATTTATCCTTATCATTTACTATTGTTTCACATAGTTTAAATTGTTTCTTTTTTGCATCTGAACTTTTCAATAAATCTTCTATTGAATGTTTGTGTGGTGAACCAAGCCAAGGAAATAATTTCAATAATGTTTTTTGTCCTGCACCCTTTACACCTGGAATCCCATCTGATTTATCACCATCTAATATTCTGTATAGTAAGAAATTAGCTGCGTTGATTCCATACTCATCTAATATTCTATCTTCATCATACATTTTCTTTTTTGTTGGTGACCATACTTTGATTCTATCATCCACTAACTGAAGAAAATCTTTATCGGTTGACATGATTGTACAATTCTTTTTAAAGATATGTTTTGCACTATAACCAATAACATCATCGGCCTCAATGTTATCCATTGTGGTTATGGTTAATGGTAAACATTCAAGATACTCTATTACTCGATTCAACTGAGCAATCATCATCTTGTGTTCTTCTTCTCTTGTAAGAGAAATATCAGTATGACGATTTAGCCGTAATGACATTTTTCTTCCTGCCTTATATTCAGGAAATATTTTTCTACGGCGGTTAGACCCACCCTTACCATCAAAAACGATGATAGTGCGAGTAGGCCTAACCATATTTATAGTGTAACCAATTGACCTTAAAAAACCTACTATTCCACCAATGTGAATACCATCCTCATTAGTAGTAGGTATCGCGGTGAACACTCTAATAAAAGTATTCAGTCCGTCTATTAATAAAACCGAGTCGTTTGGTTCACCACTATCTATTTTACCGCCAGATTTCTTAATCTCTTCAAGTATAGATAAGTGTTTCTTGTTAATCACCGAGAACCTCATCTGTGAATTCTACATCATCAATACCAAGTTTCTCTTTGTATTTTAATATAACCTTATCACAAATGATTTTGTATACATACTCTCTTAGTTCATCATTTTCGGTAATCAAATCTTCCCAATCTTTTGATAGGAACTTATGGTCTTTACCATTCTGGTCTGTAAGAGTATACCATGCACCACCTGTCTTTACTAACTTGTGTTCTTTCAACACAGTCAACCATGCACCATAGTTATCAATACCTCTATCGAAGTACATATCATAATCTGCATGTCGTAAAGGTGGGCCTAAACGATTCTTAACAATCTGTGCTCTACATTTCATACCCAATATATTTTTACCTGTATCTTTTATCTGTCCCATGTTCTTTAATCGAATACGAGTAGATGCATGAAATGGTAATGCCTTTCCACCACTTGTAGTCCAAGGGTCTCCAAACATCACACCTAATTTTTGTCTTAACTGATTAGTAAACACTAACGCAACTTTTTGTCTACCAATCATTTGAGTAATCTTTCTCATTGCCTTTGATATAATGATTGCCTTTGCAGTTGCCCAACCATCTTTATCAAAATCAGCTTCTAACTCTACTTTCGTAGTAGCAGCAGCAAGTGAATCTACAAGAATGGTTACTAACCTATCTTTATCTGATTCTCTTACTTTAGTTACGATTTCTTCAATCGCTTCAAAAATATCTTCTACAGTCTCTAAATGTAGATACAACATCTTACTCATATCAATTCCAATCACATCCATGAACTCTTGAGAAACAGAAGTCTCAGTATCTATGTATACTGCAACTCCACCTTTCTTTTGAGTTTCTGCAAGGATATGAGCACCAAGTAGAGATTTTCCACTTGATTCTAAACCATTGATTTCAGTAATTCTACCAACTGCAATACCACCATTAGGTTTGTTTGATATTGCCAAATCTAACATAGAACTACCTGTGGATATAAAATCCTTAATATCAGTAGGTGTTGAATCACTTCCGTCAAGAAAGTATGCAACTTTTGTATCTTTGAACTTTTTATTTAAACTATCGGCCAGAGTATCGGCCAACACATCGTTTACTGATGCCATCCTAATCTCCTAAGTTAATAATGGGAGCCACAATATATGACTCCCATATATTTGTTATTATCTACGAATTGAATAATTCATCAAAGGCATCACCAGTATTACTTACTGATTTTGCACTTGAGATTTCTGAAGCAGAAACACTTTCAGTTTCTTCCTCTTTAGATTCCTCTTCGTTTGGATTTAACCATTCATTCAGAACTTCTGTCAAGTCTTCATAAGATAGTTCTTGATAGATTTCCTTAATGTCTTGTTGAGTTTTAACTCTTTCAAGAACTTCAGGTTCATCTGAAATAGGTGTTTGATTAGGTTTTACACGAATGTTAGTTTTTGGAAAACTAGCACCACTTTCTTCAGCAGTGATAAATTCTACAACTACATCTCTTCCATTTACTGGGTCTGTGATATCACCATAGTCTGGGTCTGCGATAATTGATAATAGTTCTTGATAAACTGTTTTACCAAAGCCCCAAAACTTAACACCTTGAGATTCTTCTCCTCTAACTACTACTGGAGCAAAAGTTCTCATTTTTGCCTCAAGTTTTCTTGACAACTGATAATCTTCTTTACTACCTGAACCTTTTAGTTTTTGAGCAAACTCTTCGATAGGGTCTGGTCTACCAAAAGATATTGGTGATAAATAAGAACGGTTGTTCAAATTGTAGTGAAAGAATAATTCAATAAAAGGATTATCTTTATTGAAAGCGTAAGGAACGATTCGAATCTGAGTTTTACCTGGTTGTGGTTTCCAAAGACTGGAAGTACGATTGTTTGTGGTCTGTAACTGATTTAATCGTTTTTTAATTGCATTTAAGTCCATTATTAACTCCTCATTATTTATGTTTATTTGTCATTTATTATTGGTATCATTTCTCGATACAGTAATAAGTATAACCTTTGTTAGTAAAAATGTAATCTTTTTTCATTATTTCAAAAATAAAAAATGGCCATCTTGTTTTTAAGTTTGTAAGTATAGTGGAAACTAAAAATCGTGTGGCCATTTTTTAAATATTTAAATTGGAAATCTTGGGGATGTGAGATTAACGATTACTCACAACTTGAAGCTCTGATTTATTATACCTTGTACCTAACATCTTTCAGTTACGAAAGTGATTCTCAGAATGGTTAGTTCCATTGAATCGAGTACAACCTCTATGCCATTGCCTTAACTCTCAGAGTTTAGTTTAATTCAGCCATAAAGTGGGATTTCAGTTTTACCCTTACCCACAACAAGGTCAACAGAATCGTTCTGTTATTTATTCTTCAAGTACATTAGATTATTGATGTCTCAACTACCGAAATGATTTACACCTAAGTAGGTTCACCACGAACTAATCATGGATTGCTTTATGGGCTTCCGAAGTGTACCCATTATTCAGCCAATCCCATACAGAGTTAATTACTCTCTGTACTTTCCGATTTCTCAATTTTCAAAAAACTTTGTATCTCAATCTCGATACATTAATATATATGTATATAAATTCCCAAAATGTATTTTTTTTTAAAAAAAATGAAAAAAAATATATTTATAGATGATTAACCGATTATGTTGTTAATCTTAACGCGTTGTCTCAGGAGTTTGTTATGAAAACAATACTAACTGGTATACTTTCTCTTTTAATTTTCTTTGGTTCAGTTCCAACTGCACAGGCATCAGAAATGAATATGGCTGGTATGGAAGAAATCAAGAAAAAGAAAAAGAAAAAGAAAAAGAAACTTTCTCAAAAAGGTAAAAAGAAGAAAAAAGGTTTCTTCTCAAAGGTCTTTGGAAGTAAGTAAAAACTAAAAGGGAAGTATTATGCTTCCCTTTTTTTTATTTTTTTCTTGAGATAATTAAGGTATGAATCTACCTTTTTTAATTCTTGTGGATTTGTTATGGTGTTTCTTTTATTATATAATTTACCATAAGCTTTCTTTAAATCTATTAGAGCGATTCCTTTCATTGATTTTCTATAATACAAATGTTCTAACGCCTCATCCTCAGCTTCTGCTCCTCGAACACCTGCAACAGGTGTAATTTGTTCTACCTCATAGTAAACATCTACTACATCTTCAATCTCTTCCCAAACAGCTTCCTCCCACAATCTATCTAAATCTAAATCTACATCTAAAGTATCTTGTGAATATAATGTTGTTAGTAAACTAAGGTATATCAATCTCAATGGTAGTTCCTCTTTGGTCAAAATCAGTACCAACTATTATTGCATATTCACCAGCACCAATTCTATCTGTCCATTCTGTACGATATAATTTCCATACATAAGTTTCTATTCGTTCTCTACCATCTCCATATGGACTTAATGATATTGGTTGTTTGTGTACAATAACACCATACCTATCAACCATATATAATTTAGTTTTCATTCTATCAACTAAATATCTTACCTTTACTACATCTCCACCTTTATCTTCATCTAACCAAGCCTGTAGTGGAAACTCATAGAAGTTTTCTAATGTTGGTTTTGAATCTTCATGAACAACTTTAGGTTGAAAAAGAATAAACCCCACCACAACTATGATAGCCGTGATGAGGCCCAATTCTATTTTATTTTCCAAGTTACTCATTTGTATAGAGAACAGGTGTTTCAGCCAACTCAAATGTTAAAGAGTCATAAGTGTAATACCATACTTCATCATTTCTTCTTTGATGAAATAACGCAGGTTCACCCACGGCATCCACACTAAACTGCCATTCACCATCTTCATCAGGAACACCCTCAAACATTGTAATTTGTACATTACGACTTCTGTTGATTACTTCAAGTGGATTGTAAGGCCATGCCTCATTTCCAGTCTCCATCAATGTTTCAGATGCGTGTTCTTCTAATCCAGCCCATATCATATCAGCAAAAGCCTTTTCTGCAGATGCTTCCGCGTTATCAACTGTCTCTTGATATCTTGGAATTGCCACAGCCGCTAAGATTCCCAATATGATTGTAACCATTACAAGTTCAATCAATGTGAAACCTTTACTTGTGTTTTTGATTATGTTCTTCATTTTATTTTCCTTTCAGGATTATATGTTACGATTTAAGGTACTAAAGTTTTATGTAGTTTAGATGGATTCTCTGTATCCATTACTACGATTACAGGAGCTTGTGCAGATGTACCACTTCCACTTCCTGGTATTACTAAGTAAGCGTATGAACCATCCTGAAATGGTGATTTAATACCTTGATTACCGAAGTCTGCTTTAAAATCAAGAGCACCATCTTCATCAAATCCAACTGATGTTTCAAGATTCATCCAACCACCTTGTAAAGCATCATCGTCATCACTTGATGGTGAGAATACATAAACGAACTCACCTAACTCAGATGTATAAGAATACTTTGCATCAAGTATAGTTTCAACATACGCCTCAAGAGTTTCATCAGTAGAAGCACCCTCAGCCAAATCGATACCACCAACTTGTGAATCGTATTTAGATTGACCAGGAAATCTTCCCTTACCCTCTTCAGATAGTTTTTGGTTATAATAATTGTTAGCCACAGTCAAGATTTTATCTATGTTCGCCATAGTTTTCTTTTCCTTGGCACCTGCACCAACTTGTCCAAATTTTGGAGCGGCTGTTGTAGCAAGTGTTGCCATCATTGCTGTAGTAACTGCGAATTCCGCAAGTGAATTTCCCCTACGGCTTTTTAAAGTTTTAATTAAGTTTGTGAACATATTTGTTCTCCTTTTGTACTTAGTTAGTTAGATTCAATCCTTATGATATCATCTTCTTACCTATATATGTACAATAAGTGTACCAAACTCTCCGATTTTCCGAATTATTTTTAATTATTTTTTATGTGTTGATATTACTTAATTTAGGGATAGGCGTAAAAAAACCATCATATTTTAGATGGTTTGTTTAGTGTTTAATTTTGTTACAACTAATGTGTAACATTTTGAACAGAATGTAACTATTTGTTCCATTCCTTTACATTGATGATTTG